ACCAACAGCGGGAAGGTGCGATACCCGCTCTCCTTCAGGAACCGACGTTCACCGCCGGCGCCACCACCGGTCTCGAAGTGGCAGCTGCTGAACGGGAAATACTTCGCCGCCAGCATGTCGGGGTTCGCGTTCTCGTTCGGCGTCACGATCCAGGTGACCTTGACCAGCGCCTCGTAGTTGCCCCTGTCCCACAGCGACTTGATCGTCGGCGACACCACCGACCAGTCGATCGACCGGTCAGGGCGCAGCGCGAACTCCTTGATCACCTGCCGCACGCTCATCTCGTAGTCGCGCACGAAGGTGCAGACCATGTCGCGCTCGTCGAGACCGATCGCGTAGGTGCCGATCGCGAACGACTTGCAACGGAACAGGTCGCGGCTGTCCTCGCGGATCGCAACCGCCGACGTGCCGAACGTGCCAAGGTCGCCATAGATGGTCGGCAGCGCCTGGTAGAGATTGGTCTGCTGGAAGATGATCAGCATTCGCTGCGTGATCTCATGCAGCCATTCCTTCACCGGCCCCTGCTTCGCGAGACCAGGGTCGGGCGTGGTCAGCTTCATCCAGGGCCGCGCCGGCGACGTCAGGCCGGCGTGCATCCCTGACGCCAGCGTCCTCGAGGCGAAGCCGGCAGTCGAGTCGATAATGTCCTGGCGCTGCTTGTTGCCCTGGTTCATCGAGCCACCGTTCAACCGCACGCGGCTCGGGGAGATGAACTTGCCAAGCTCCTGCCAGTGTGAGTCGAACGTCGTGCGCTGTTGCAGCAGGCCGCTTCGCAGCGACTCGTAGCGTGCGCGTTTGGTTAGTGGGTCGTTGAAGTAATCGGGCATCAGTAACCGCTCAGGCTTCTGGGGCGCAGCACGGGCTTGAGAGGCTTCGGTGCCGTCGACTTGGCCAGCGACGGGGTCGACAGGATGCTGCCGGCAGCAGAGCGTTTGCGCTGCCGTTCACCAGAGGCTTGTGCGATCGCGGCGTTGCCGCTTGGGTCGGCCTTCGGTGCGCCGTTCAGGACGTCAGCCGCAGGGCCAGGCGCCAGGGTCTGCTGTTCGGCGCGTTTGCGTCGGGCTTCTTCCAGCACCTTCCTGGCGTTGATCGCGTTGAGTAGTCCCATAGGTCACAATCTCTTCGCGAACATGCACTCGACAGGCGAGTAGCCCAAGCGTTGATAGAAGCCGCCAACAGCGGAGCCGGTTGGCGCGACCATTTTTACCACAATTGCACCATTCTGTCGCGCCCACTCTTCAAACGACCGCAACATACGGTAGGCTGCGCGGCCACCGCGATGCTCCGGCTCGACCCACCAGGCGACTTCGTCGGCGTGCATTTCGCCGTGCATCGGGTGCGGGGCGATGATGCCGGCCAGCATCCCGACCAGCACCGGCTTGCACACATCGCAGCCGCCTGGCGCGTGCCATTCATTGCCGTCGATGTCGACGCAGACACCAGGAACACGCCGGCCACTATCGCGCTCGACCACGAACACGCCGCCGATCTTCAGGATCAGCTGCACGAACTCGAGCGACTGCTCCGGCGTCGGCTGCACCCATCGGCCATAGGGCGTCGACAGCAGGAACCTGGTCATCATCTCGACGAGCCGCAGTTCGTCGGCTTCGGTTGCCTGTCTTACAATCATTTGACCGTTTCCTCGTCTCGCAACTCCTCGCAACGACCGCACGGCCCGTCGCAACCCTTGCAGTTCAGTTCAACCTCTGAATACTCCTGCGGCTCGACCCGCTCGAACCCGTCAGGCACGACGAACGGTCGTTGCTCCCTCTCGCGCCACTCCCGCTCTTCACGCTCTCGCAACAGCCGGCGCTGGCGCTTCTCCTCGGCTCGAGCTTTCTTGCCTCGCACCTTCGGCACATCGCGCACCAACGTGATCTTCGGCACCCTTCCAGGTTGCACGTCGTGCGTCTGCGCTCGATACCGGCGCTGCCCGTCATCACTCAGCACGGGGTCGCCTTGCTCCGCTTCGGACACGTCGAGCCTCGCGTTGTCCGACACCGCGGCCACCATTCGTGTTAGGCGGTTGGTGCGCTGCAGGTGCGGGTTCATCGCTTGACCTTCTCCTGATCCTGCGCAGCGTGATAGCCGTCGACCCAGGCCGCGCTCTTGTCTTCCCAGCTGTGCGTGACAATGCCCTGGTTGAAGTCGAACGTGCGCGTGCGGAACCCGTTCTCGAAGTCGGCACGTTTGCGTGCGCTGCCCTTGAACGGCTCGTCGGGGATCGTCCAGGTCTGCACCTTGCCCAGCCGCTCGACGAGAATCTTCAACGGTTCCTTGCTACTGCTCTTCGCCATCGCTACCCCCTTCAACGTCAGTAAGATCGAACCCTTCGTCACCAATCGGAAACGACAGCGTTGTGCCGTTCTCGAAATGTAGATAGATCCTCGACTCGCCGTTCTCGGCAAACTCCTCCGGGTCGTGCTGCGTGATATCCACCACTCGCTTGCCGACCAACGACCCCAGCACCTCTGGGTCACGCACATTGCTGTAGCTCATAACCCCTTCACATATTGGGATCGAAGTCGTGTTCGACTCGCCCAGAACCACCGCTGCCGATCGGGAAGTGCGCACTAACATCGCCGGTCTTGGCCTTCGACGTGCCAAGGATCTGCTCCATCATCTGCCCAGGCATATCAGGCAGCGCGTAGGTGGTCGCCAACCCGTCAGCCAGGTCAGGCGATCGGCCCAGCCGCTTCTTGATCATGTCCTTCTCCTCGAGCAAGAACTGGCCACCGCTGAACGTGTAGGTCGGCACCGTTAGCTCGGCCACCATCTCGGGCAGGTTCGGCAGCGAGGCGCCACCCTTGATAGCGTTCGCCATCTGCAGCCACATCTCTGCGCGGCGGTTCTTGTATCGAGGGTCGATCGCCTTGCCGGCGTAGTTCACGCCGACGACAGCCTGGCCGGCGGTGCGCAGCCCGTCGATGACACCGTGACCCCAATGGCCCGTATCGTCGACCAGCGTCACCTCGGCGCCCCACTTCTGAATCGCCATCATCACGCGTGCCGCGATCTGCATCGTGTCGGCTACGCGCATGACGGTGGGTCGGAAGCACGCCAGCCCCTGACGCGGGAAGATCACCGTGCGGTCATCGCCGAACCGCGCGACGTCGACACCCAGCCGCTTCTGCGCGAAGTCATACTCCGGTGACCGCAGATGCCGCTTCATCGCCGCCTCGACGTCTTCGATGCCCAGCAGGCTGTTGATGCTGGCGTTGGGGAACTCGCCCAGGATGTAGGACTTTACCCACGGGTTCTCGCGACCGTAGGTATCAATCTGCTGCTGCGCCCACTGCGCCGGCGTCTCGACTCCCTCTTCGACATTCGCCACGCGCGGGGAATGCACCCAAGCTTGCGGGTCGTTCGGGTCGCCCGTGATCCTGATGATGAACCACTGCTTGCGGAGCAGGTTCGCCGCGGCGTGCAGCATTCCCTCCAAGCTGATGGGGTTCCCGGCCTGGAGAATCTTGCCGAACGTGGTGTTCGGTAGCCCCTGCTCTGCGGCCCTCAGCACCGTGGTGGGAATGGCACCGCTCTCGTCGATCAGGAACAGGATGAACTTGGAGTGAAACCCCGACAGCGTCTTGCCCTGCTCATCAGCGTTGGCGCTTTTGGGCCAGGCTCGAGCGGATAGAAACCACGTCTCGGGATGGTCGTTTGCGAAGATGCGGTTGCCGGTCCAGGTGAACGCGCTCCGCAGGTAGGTGCTCACGCCGCGCCACTTGGCGAACTCGGCCCACAGGTTGTCCTTCAGGTTTTCCTTGCTGACGCTGACGCAGCCGCCCTTCGGGTGCTCGGTCATGTCGCCCTGGCAACTCAAGAACCACCACCCGCACATCGCTTCCACCATGGTCTTGCCGGGGCCAGCGCAGGCTTGCAACGAGATGCGCCGATGCTCCGGCAGCGGTGATGCAAACGCGAGACATGCCTTCTCCTGCCATGGGTCCAGGTTGACGTGGAACTGCTCGTCGACAAACTGCAGAATGCCGCGGCCCTCGCGGTATCGCTTCAGTTGGTGGAACACGGCATCAGACACGGCGGTCGCTCATTTGACGCTCCTCCGCTGCCAGTTTCAGGGCATCCCCCGCGGAGAGGCCGCACAATAGACACGGGAAGGCCACCAACGTGCCGTCCTGATCGACTTCGGGGAACTGATGCTCATGGTCATTCGTCGCCGTAATGGCAGCAGGCTGGGCCGCTTCATACGCCACGCGCTCGATCAGGGCCGCCACGTCACCCATCGAGCCGTCGTCGCGCCACACCTTGGCGAGTAAGGCTTCCTTCGCCGCCAGCAAACCTTTGTTCGTCTTCTCGCTCATGGCTGCACGCTCCCCGACCGCTTTTCGAGTTGCTTGATGCGGCGAATAACCTGCAAGACCGGGCAGTTGTCGTTGTAGGCATCCACGCGCCCCGCCAGCATCCTCATGATTCGTCGCCGCTCAGTGATGCGGCCCTTCCGATGCCCAGCGTTGTAGGTCGTTTCGTTTGCGCGTTGGGCTTTGGTCATTTGACGCTCCCGGCCTTGGACTGACGAAAAGCGGCGAGGGCTTCCTCTACCGATGCGTAGGACGATGAGCCGAACGTCGTGGCTACCGCTGCCTTCCACCCGGCCTTGAACGCGGCTTCTTCCGTGGCCGACAACACGTCGTCAGCGTGCATCTGTAGCACCTCTAGAATCTCAAGCTCGGTGAGGATGTATTGGTCGCTCTTGTCGTCGGTCGCACCATCCTGCGTTCCAAGCTCACGCGCCTTCAGGAACGCCTTCTGCGTGGCGGTCATCGACGACTGCCCTTGAGCATCCAGCCCCACGCCATTCCGACGATGAGCATGATTAAGAGTTTCCAGATCATTCGCTGTTCCTTCCTTGTGCAGGTATCTGGGCGGAGGGCATCCACAGCACAGCCTCTGCGCGGTGCATCCGCATCCCTCGTAGTGCGTGTGGCCGTAGCAACCAGTGCCGGTTATTAGTCCCGTCATTTCCACTCCTGAATCCATAACCGATCCGTCCCGTCTGGATAGCGGCCCGTTGCTGCAACCAGTTCAACCCGAACCAGTTGGCGCTTACTGTCGATGCCGTAGTCCTCGGCATCGAACCAATCGCGGATCATTCGATAAGCGGTCGTGGGGTCGGTGGCGACGACGTAATGAATGCCGAGGCCAACCGTGGCGACCCGATACAAGTTCCGGGTTGGTTCGCTCATTTGACGCTCCCGGCCCTGGACTGACGATAGGCGGCGAGGGCTTTCGATAACCGTGCTTCCCACCTCGTCTGCCGTGGCCCGTCGAAGTCCCACACGGTGTCATCATCTGACCCAAAGGCGTTGAACCCGGCCTTGAACGCGGCTTCTTCCGTGGCCGACAGGAGGGCGTCCGAAATGTGTCTACTTTTTTCGGACAGTGGGCCGTGGTTGCAGGCGGAACAGCAATCCCAGCCGTGGAGCGTGGAATCAAGGCATAAGGTCTGCGACATTCCGCAGCCACGGCAGGGGGACGCCGACTCCAACAGGGCGAGGGCCGGGGCTGGAATCTGCCGCAAGCATTCCGCGCAGACCGCCACGTCATCGGCGGTTGTGTGGGTCGCTGGTTCCCCACAACTCTCGCAGACTTCCTCCAGCGCCTCCTTCTGTTCCTCGTGCGTGGCCGACTGATCGGAGAGCAACTGGCGGAGGGCGGAGGCGAGGTTTGGAATTAGCGCCAACTGGTAGTGCTTGCGGCATGGCGTTCCGTTGCTGCTGCACCGATGGCAGCTTTTGATGTCCACCTGCGTGAGTGAGGTCACGAAGTCCGCCTCCTTCAGCAGCGCCTCTAGTGCCGCTGACGTCAGCGGGGCGGCCTTGGCTGGCTCCACTGGACTCGACTGCCGGTAACGGGGCGGGAGGCATCCACAGCACAGGCTCTGCAACGTGCAGCCGCAACCCTCGTAATGCGTATGGCCGTGGCAACCAGTGCCGGGTATCAGTTCGGTCGTCATACTCGGCGACTCCCGGCCAACGCTTCCTCGAGCGTCAGCTTGCCCTTCACGTTGTGCGTCATGCTGTGGCGCCCGTTGCATTTGTTCAACTCGGCGATGGCGCGAATACGCACCTTGTCGTCAGCGAACTTGTTGCGAACGATATCAGAGAGCGCCTGGTCGCGTTCATCGGCGGTCAGGATGCTGGTCTTCGTCTCCTTGGCCTGCCGTGCCTGGATGGCTGCACGAACCTTAGCTTTCCTGAGCAACCGGCTCCCGGTCACGGCCAACGCACCTTCGGTCTGCCGGTAGCCGGCTTGCCGTGCCGCTTTAGTGGCAACACCATTGGCTTTGCCTAGGTAGGCGTCGACGAAGCGTTGCTCCTTGGGTGTGAGCTTAGACGCCACGGGTGGCCCCTTCCTGCGTCGTGGCTGACGCCGCGCGTTGCCGGTAGTCCAACTCGCCTGCGGCGTTCAGCGTCGACGTCAGCGTCCTGGCCGCATTCGTGAGTGATGCCCGAATACTCTTGCCCACGCCGATGCACAAGCCATCGCACTCGGCCACCTCGGTGTCGAGCCATGTCCAGAAGTCTTCGCCTTCCTGGAACACATGCAGCTGATAGCCGCCGAACTTCTGCTCGGCAACGAGCTTACGTTCGTCGGTCGGCGCCGGACTCGGCTGGCGGTAGCGTGGCGGAAGGCATCCACAGCACAGGCTCTGCAACGTGCAGCCACAGCCCTCGTAGTGCGTGTGGCTGTGGCAACCGGTGCCGGGTATTAATTCACTTCTCGCGCTCATCACGTTCTCCTGGTTCTGGCATGGCGTCGATCTCGTTGGCGACGGACGTCCACCGTGCATACCATGCCTTACCGTAGCACTGGTGCCACTCGAGCTCGCCGGCCTTGCGCTGCACCATGATGAACCCGTTGGTGGTGCCGGGGGCTTTGGCGTAGCCGTATTGGGTGCCGTCACCCATGGTCTTGTGGAGCGTGACCTGAAGGCGCTCGTTCACCCTGTCACCTCGATATCCGACAAGCCGGTGGTGGGGCGGTTCTCACTGAGCAACTCGGCCACCTCGCGGGTCTGCTCTGTCGGCGCCAGTATCGCCTTGAGCACCGCGCACAGCGCGTCGACACTCGACGCCAGCACCTTCACATCGGCGGCAAGCTGCGGCCTGGTGATGGCGTAGACGTCCAACTGCTCGGCGATCCGCATCGCTTCCACCTTCGTCTCGCGCACCATCGCGAGAGCCAGTCCACGTTCCATTGCGTCCATTTCAGGTTCCTGTTCCGCGGTGGCGACACCGCATTTTCTGGCCTATTTTTCGCGTTCCTGCCGTTCCCGTTCTGCGTCCATCAGGTCGTCGCGTTCCTGCTCACGCAGGTCGTGTTCCGTCCACAACTCAGTCAGCACGGCCAGGACGATGTCGAGCGCCTCGACGGGCCTCGACCGCCTGATATCCTTCGCCGTCTCGACACGCTCTTCCAACACTCGCCGCAGTCTGCTGTCCATTAGAAAGGCACCTCGTCCTCTTCAACTGGGTGGGGGATAGCGTCCTCGGCCCACAGCCGCGCGTCGTTACCGAACGTCGCCCAGCCCTTACGGGGCTTCCGCGCGAATAGCTCAAGGAACGGGCCGCTGGGCCAATGCTTCTCCAGGTAGTCCGCGAACTCTTTGGGCTTCTCGCTGTGTTCACCCCTGCGGCGAACCGTCACGATGGACTTCGGCAAGTCGGTCGGCATCTCCGGCGCACCGCTGCCACGGGTGCAGAAGCAGAACAGTTCGTGCGTGACGTGCGAGTAGTGTCCCGGCATTCCAAGCACCTTGTCCCAAACCAGGTGCGCCTTGTATTCGAAGCCCCAGGCTTCAATCACCTCGCGTGGGCCTGGGTTCTGCAGCAGCAACGGCGCCGTGATCCAGAAACCCAGCACCGCGTCCTTCATCGCATGAGCGGCCACCGGCAACGCGCAGAGTTCGGCGATGGTCATGCCCGGGTAGTGGCGCTCGGCCTTGCCGAGTGACCCGTCGACCGTCGGGCCGCTGTCGTTGTAGGTCCAGGGGCAGTCGGCCATGATGACGCGATACTGGCCCTCGAGTCGCGCCTGGCCGCTGATGATCTTGGTGCGTGACGCGGCGCGGATGCTGACCTGCAGCTCGCGCTGTGTCCACCCCTCGTCGCGGGACTTCTCGAGCCACTCGATCTGTTCCTTCGGCTCCAGGCTGGCGACGATGGCGTGGTGACCGAACGGCACCCCTTCGATGCGCTGCGGCACGTTCTTCTTGATGTAGCGGTATTGCTTCGCGGTGTTCTCGCTGCAGATGTCGCTGTCGATGATGGCGTCGAGCGACTGCTTCCAGTCGTCGCGGCTGTCGGCGTAGGCGATCAGGTCGACCAGCCACCAGCCAGCCGCCTTGTGTGTGCGATCGACAAAGTCGAGACACCCCTGGTATTCCGAAAGCGAGGGGCGCCCATGCACTTCGATCCAGTTGTCGCTGAGTTCGAACGCGCCGATGCGGAACGGTTCGCGTTTTACAATCATTTGACCACGGGCTACCTTGGTCAGTTTGCCCCCCGCCTTCGGTGCCGCCATTACTCGTCGCCTGCGCCTTCGGTGTCAGCGCCCACGTTCATGGTGTTCGCCTCGCCTGGAGCCTCGTTGGAGGCGTCAGCGGTATTCTCGCCCCCGCCGCGAACCTTCACCTTGATGTCCTCCGCGCCGGCGTGAAGGACGATCTCGATGGTCTTCGACCGGTAGACCGTCTTGCCGTGCTTGTGCATCAGCGCCCTGGCCGACTCCTTCAGGCTGGCCTCCTCGCGCGTCAGCCGCTGGCGCTGGTCGCGGATGTCGGCGTAGATGGCACCGATCTCCTCGAGCGGTTGGATTGCCGCGTCTTCCATTCCAGGCAGCGCACGGTCGCGCGGCGTCCGCGGCACGTTCGACAGCGCCTTCTTGCTGGCGCGTTCGGGCTTCCAGGTCGCGGTCTTCGCGGCCTTGGCTTTCTTCGCGGCCTTCGGTGGCTTCACGATCTTCAGGTTCTTCTTGGCCTTCGTCTTCGACATCAGCTTCTCCTTGTTGGTTTGTGAACGAGTCCGAGCTTGTAGCGCCGAGCATACTCTGCGATCAGCAGCGAGTCGGCGACGTAGTGCGTGATCTTCCTGCCGGGGAACAACTCAATGGCCTTCGACTTGGTGACGTTCTTGTCGCCACCGCTCATGCAGGCCATTGCGCGTTGCCACTTCTGCGGTGTCACCACGCTGTAGTGCAGGCCGCTGGCGGTCAGGCCCATTTCGAGCACCCCCAGCCCCCAGCCAAACTGGAACACGCCGCGCCGGCCCATCTGCGGCGACGAGCGCACGAACTCGAGCGCCACGACCATCGGTGCGTCCCACTCGCGCAGGAAGTCGAGCAGCGCGTGGTTGCTGCGGGGCATCTTGACGGCATCGAGCACCGTTCCCTTGATGC